AAGAATCATGATGGAGATTCCGATTGATTCAGATAGAAAAGCTCAAACTGGAAGTTTAGTAGCTGGTCAAACAACTATTAACTGTCCGGCTGGAGCTCTCTTCATTAGAGGAGTTCAAGTATATACTTCTACGTCTGCGGTAACCGGAGCTAATGAATGGCTATTAAAAAGAGATCAAACTTTTTTACAAGAATATGTTCCCTCTACCGAATCAGCTAAAAGAGGAAAACCTAAATATTATGCTATGTTTGGAGGAGCAACTGGTTTATCAGATACTCTTTCTGGAAGAATAATGGTGGCTCCAGTTCCAGATGCAGCTTATATGTTTCAAATTCATTATAATTTGATGCCAGCAACTTTAGAATCAGGCAATGAGACTAATTATATCAGTTTAAATTTCCCCCAAGGTCTATTATACTGCTGTTTAGCAGAGGCTTATGGGTACTTAAAAGGCCCAATGGATATGTTGACACTTTACGAAAACAAGTATAAACAGGAAGTAGAGAAATTTGCAGGAATGCAAATTGGACGAAGACGAAGAGATGATTATACGGATGGAACAGTTCGTATACCGATCGAGTCTCCGCCTCAATAATTAAGGAGTAAACTATGGCAAATACATCAGCAGTTTGTACATCATTTAAAGTAGAACTTTTAAAAGGTGAACATAATTTCACCAACTCGACTGGTGATACATTCAAAATTGCATTGTTTGATAGTGACGCAACTTTAGGAGCAGCAACGACAGGTTATTCAACATCTGAAGAAATCACAAACACATCCGGAACAGCTTATACAGCTGGAGGAAAAGCGTTAACGAATGTTACGCCAACTTCAAGCTCTACAACAGCTTACACTGATTTTTCTGATGTTTCATGGACGTCTGCATCTTTCACCGCGAATGCAGCTCTAATCTATAATACAACAACTGGGACAGGAACAGGAACTACTGATTCAGTTTGTGCCATTGCTTTTGGTGGAGATAAAACAGCAACTAGCGGAACTTTCACAATTCAATTCCCAACAGCTGACGCATCGAACGCTATACTAAGAATAGCATAGGAGCTTCGTCATGGCTGATATAACTGTATCAGTAACAGGCGTACAGGCGATTGTTAATCCAACTCGCTGGAACGCTCAAAATACGCCTTATGGAGAAGGTGCATGGAATACAGGAGGATTTACTACTAACGATGTAATTCCAGGTTGGGGTCACTTAGCTTGGGGTCGTGCTAATTGGGGCGATCTAGATATTTACGAAGAAGGTTGGGGAAGAAGTTCTTATGGTGAAGAACCATGGGGAGGCACTCATAATAAAAATGTTTCCGTTACCGGATTATCAGTCACAGCAACTTTAGGAACCGCTACATCAGTTGTTGATGTTACTATTCAACCAACTGGTTTAGAAGTCACATCAAGTTTAGGAACAGTCACACCAGTGACCGACGTCACTGTTGCACCAACCGGAGTATCTTCAACAGCATCAATAGGATCTGTCACAGTAGCAGATCAAGTTATGGGTTTAACAGGAGTTAGTGCAACTGCTTCATTAGGATCGGTAACTGTTGCTGATCAAGTAATTGGATTATCGTTAGATGAAATGACTGCAGGAATAGGTTCCGTTACTATTCCAAATGTAGGCGTTCCATTAACAGGAGTAGAAGCAACTGCTTCAATAGGATCTCCAACTGTTCTTTCAGGTGTAGTAGTAGAACTAAGTGGTTTAAGTGCCACAATGTCACTTGGAACCATAACTCTTCCAAACGTAGGTATACCAGTAAGTGGTTTTGAAATGACTGCTTCCGTAGGAGAATTAAGTCCTGCTACGGTGACAGGAGTTTCAATGTCTGCAATGACAGGCTCTGTAGGATCCGTGGTCATTGAATCTAAATATGCACTTACAGGAGTATCTGCTACAGCAAGTGTAGGTTCATTAACAATAGCTGATCAAGTTGTAGGATTCTCAATGGATGCTATGACAGCATCGGTTGGAACTCCTGGAATTATTCATTATGCGGATATTGACACAGGCTCAAATACGTCTTATAGTAATGTTTCAACGGGCTCGAATACATCATATTCAAGTGTTGCAACTGGATCAAATACCAGCTATACGGACGTAGACGGCAAAGCAGCTTAGGAGAATAAAATATGGCATCGACATATACAAATTTAGGTGTAGAAAAAATGGCTACTGGCGAGAATGCCGGTACATGGGGAACGAAAACTAATACAAACTTAGAAATTCTAGAACAAATAGCAGGTGGCTATATAGCTCAATCTATTGCAGGTGGAGCTGGAACAACAACATTAAGTGTATCTGATGGTGCAACGGGTGCAGCAATGGCTACTAAAGTAATTGACCTTACAGGTACAATTACAGGAAACAGAATTGTAACTATTCCTGACGGAACGGAAATGCAATATGTTATTAAAAATTCTACGAGCGGTGCTTATACTGTTCAAATTAAAGGAGCATCGGATTCGGGCTCTGGATATACTTTTTCAGCAACTAATAAAAAAACAGCTCTCATCTATATGGATGGGTCGGATGTTAATGAAATTACTACGGGTGGAGATGTAGTTGATGATACTTCTCCTCAATTAGGTGGTGACTTAGATGTTAATGGATATGATATCACGTCTGCTTCTAATGCAGATGTAGATATTGCTCCTAATGGAACAGGAAACGTTGTTCTTAAAACAGATTTAGTAAGCATTGGAGGAGGATCTGAAGTTGGTCATATTTCTTCTAATGGTGCTTATGATTTAAAATTAGATACAAATTCAAGTACGAACTCTAGTAATCTTACAATTACGGATGCAGCTAATGGAGATATAACGATGAATGCAAATGGTACAGGGTCATTTGTACTTCAAGGAAATTCTTCCCACGGTGGGAAATTAAAAATTTATGAAGACACGGATCTGGGAACTAATTATGCAAGTTTTACTACTGGTACTATGTCGGAAGATACTACTTACACATTACCAACGGCACTTCCCTCTACTTCGGGCGATGCTCTAACTGCTACAGATGCAGGCGTTATGTCCTGGACAACAATCTCTGGTGGTCAATCATGGCAAGCGGTTAAGACATCTGGTTTTACAGCAGCAGCAGGAGAAGGTTATTTTTGTAATACGACTTCAGGTGCATTTACAGCAACATTACCAGGTTCAGCATCTATTGGAGACGAAATTAATTTTATCGATTACGCAGGAACTTTTGACACATATAATTTAACAATAGGAAGGAATTCACATAAAATTCAAGGCAGCGCTGCGGATTTGACAGTAGCTGTAGAGAGAGCAGGCTTTGCGTTGGTTTATGTTGACTCAACACAAGGCTGGCTATTAAAGGATAAATAATAATGGCTGACTATAAAGGCATACAGGGCTTTGCTATACAATCCAAGGCAGCGGATCCAGTTCCTTACGCAGATGCACCCGCATCAACAGGTGTGTGGTCTTCTGGAGGGAACATAAATGTCGTTCGAAGATCGGCAGGAACTTTTGGAACTCTAACAGCATCAGTGATGGTGGGTGGAGAATCTCCACCAGTTGGTTATATTAAAACTACCATTGAATATGATGGAAGTTCTTGGACCTTAGGAAATGATTCAAGTAGACCCGGTGGGTTTGTTTCAACAGGAGCTGGTATTTTAACAGCTGGTTGGATAGCCGGAGGTTATACTAATGCTCCACCAGCAGGTAATCAGGCCAACACGGAACACTATAATGGTACCACTTGGACCGAAGTAGCAGATTTAAGTGCAGCCAAAGTAGATGGTAATACCCTTGGTACTACAACAGCAGGATTATTTTCTGGAGGTGGAGACCCGGCAACGGCTGATTCTGAAGAATGGAATGGCAGTTCATGGACTGAAGGAAATAACATGAATAGTGCTAGAAAAAGAAGTTGTGGAATGAATGTTGGTACTCAAACTGCTGGAGCTTGTATTGGAGGAGATCTTGGTCCAGCTCAGACAGCTAAAGTAGAAAACTATAATGGTACTTCATGGACAGAAGTAACTGACATGAATACGGCTAGACAAATGGGAGGAGCCTTCGGAACGACATCGGCTTTTGCAGTAGCCGGAGGAAGTTATCCCGCAATTACAACAACTGAAATATGGGATGGAAGTTCTTTTTCAACAGGAAATTCTATGGCGCAAGCACGAAGTTATCAACCTGCTTCAGGAAATTCTAGTACCTCTGGATTATATGGAGGAGGAGCACACCCAGGAAGTTCAGCAAATCTTCTATCAACTGAAGAATGGACTTATACAGCCGCACCAGGACCGGCAGCCGAATATACGGATGCCATTGTTGGTGAAATGTATTACAACACTACAGATGGATCATTTAAAGCTATTAAAGCTGGAGTAGGTGCATGGGCTTCTGGAGGAGCTATGCCGACAGCTACTAATAATATGGCATCTTTTGGAACTCAAACAGCCGCTATGAGTGCTGGAGGATATAATCCTCCTGGCCTTACAGCCAATTCTTTTACTTATGATGGAACGAGTTGGAGTCCTATTCAAGCTTTACAAGTATCTCCAGTACGATATTCACGTAGAGGATGTGGAACTACA